AGAGTTTCCTTACGCCTTCGTTTAGTGACGCAACAGAGATACAGGAGTACATCAATGGATATTCTACTGTGGTTGGTCATAACATTATTGGGTTTGACAGTCCTGTAATGAACGACCTGTTGGGAATTACACTGCCTAACGTAGTTGATACCCTTGTTTTGTCCCGACTGTACAACCCTCAGATGGAGGGAGGACATTCACTCAGGGCATGGGGGGAGAGACTAGGGTTTCGGAAGGGAGATCACGACGACTGGTCTACCCTGTCGGATGAGATGATTGAGTACTGCGAGAGAGACTTGGACGTTACTGCCAAGCTGTACACTGAACTAACTGAAAAGCTGGAGGAGTTTCAGGGAGAGTCCATAGAACTAGAACATGAAGTGCAACGTATTATAACTAAGCAGGAGAACAATGGATGGGAACTAGATGTTGAACGAGCGTTTGATATACAGGCAAAACTTAAGCAGCGAAGCATGGAAGTGGAGAGGGAGGTTCATAAAAGGTTCACGCCTCTTGCGGTCTTCGATAAGGAGGTCACTCCCAAATATAACAAGGACGGAAGCCTTAGTGTGGTTGGGCTTAAGTTTCTTGGGGATCGGTATACTGATGTGGCTGGTCCATTTAGTAGAGTTTCTTTTCCCGAATTTAATCTAGGGTCAAGACAACAGATAGCCCGTCACCTACAGTTCTTTGGGTGGAAGCCTAAGTTGTTTACTGAGAAGGGACAGGCCATCGTAGACGAAGGAGTTTTATCCAGGGTTGATATACCTGAGGCCAAGCTAATCGCAGAGTATCTACTGATACAGAAGAGAACGGCACAGGTGCAGTCATGGATAGAAGCGGTAGAGGAGGATGGTAGGGTCCACGGTAGGGTCAACCCTATCGGTGCAGTGACGGGGCGTATGACACACAGCAGCCCCAACATGGCACAGGTCCCCGCCTCTTACTCTCCATACGGTACTGAATGCCGTGAGTGTTGGACAGTACCAAAAGGTTACAGGCTTGTGGGTATTGATGCCGCTGGCCTGGAGTTGAGAATGTTAGCCCACTACATGAATGATAAGGAGTACACAAATGAAGTCACAAATGGAGATGTCCATACAGCCAATCAAAAAGCTGCTGGACTTGCAACAAGAGACCTCGCTAAAACTTTTATCTATGCTTTCCTCTACGGCGCAGGAGACGCCAAAATCGGAACTATTGTTGGAGGTTCTAAGCGAGACGGAGCAAAACTTAAGGAGAAGTTTCTCTCTAACACACCGTCTCTTCGAGATTTACGCGAAAGGGTTTCACGATCTGCGCGGAGAGGATACCTCAAAGGACTCGACGGAAGAAAACTAGTACTGCGGAGTGAACACGCCGCCTTGAATACACTTCTACAGTCAGCAGGTGCAATAATAATGAAGAAGTCCTTGACGATACTTGATGAGTATGCTACAATACATAATATAGAGTACAAGTTTGTAGGTAATATTCACGATGAGTTTCAAGTGGAGGTCAAAGAGGACCAAGCAGAGAAGCTAGGCTGGCTGGCCGTAGAGTGTATCAAGGCTGCTGGAGATCGGATGTCGCTTAAATGCCCACTGGACGGAGAGTACAAGGTGGGACAATCGTGGGCAGAGACCCACTAATTTCTGGGACGATCCCAGAATATAGGAGAGTATAATGGAAAAGAACATGGATACCCTAGTCGAAGACATCTATACCCTCATGGTCAACAGAAACACTGGCGATGGTGTGGACGTTGAGGAGGAAATAGACAAATTCGGAGAGGCCATGAAGGAAATCATGCGTAAGGAGTTCCTTCCAGGTGGACGTAGGGACGGTAGGAAACTACGCCTTTCCTCAGTGGGTAAAAATGATCTTATCCAATGGTTCTCCTACAACGGCTACAGGGGTGAGCGTATCCAACCCCACACTCTTATCAAGTTTATGTATGGTCACATGATTGAGGAGATGATCCTGCTTCTTGTCCGTCTCACCGGACACAAGGTAACGGATGAACAGAAGGAAGTGTCCGTTGGTGGAGTCAGGGGTCACATGGACTGTAAGATTGATGGCACTGTGGTTGATGTTAAGTCCACTACTAAGTTTGGTTTAATGAAGTTTAACGATAGAACCCTAGCCGCAAAAGATGACTTTGGTTATGTCGATCAGATCAAAGCATACGCCCATGCGGAGGGAGATCGTAAGTGGGCATGGCTTGCTATGGACAGAGACAGCGGTAAGCTGGCTGTTCTTGAGTATGACTTGGACAACACAAGTGATCCTATGTACGAGCATTTCTCAGGGGATATTGAGGAAAGGATTGAGCATGTAAAAAAGTCTGTAAAGCAGGAAGACCGACCTTCAAGATGCTATTCTCCCGAAGAGGATGGGAAGTCAGGCAACTTAAAACTGTGTACTACCTGCTCTTATTGCCAGTACAAAAAGTTTTGTTATCCAGAAGTCCGCGCATTTCACACTGGCTCAGGTCCAAAGTTTTTAACTACCGTAGTAAACGTCCCTAAGAACCGTCAGGGTAAACCTTATCCTGAAATTAACCTAGATGAATAGGAGAATACAATGATTGAATTTAAAGTTATCAACACCCCACGCCATGACCGTTTCGAGCAACAGGTAACTGAGTTACTTAATGACGGGTGGACCCTACACGGAACACCCTTTGTGGCTCAGACAGGAGGTATGACCCAGGCCCTTACAAAAGAAACCAAGGTAAAGAAGAGTGCCTCCAAAGTATCGGAATAAGTTCGAGGAGACAGCAGGTCTCTTACTGAAGAAGTACTGTAAGTATGAATCAGAGAAGGTCCCTTATGTCATCCACAAGAATTACATCCCTGACTTTGTAGGGAGAAACGATAAGAACAAAATAGATATTCTTGTGGAGGCTAAGGGATACTTCAGAGTCGGTGACACACAGAAGTACAAAGCAATACGGGACAGTCTACCAAAGAAAAGACAGTTAGTTTTTCTTCTGTATAACCCAAACAAAAAACTAAGGAAGGGAAGTAAAATGAATATGTCAGAATGGTGTGATAAGGAAGGGTTCAAGTGGTACACATTGGAGGACATTACCGATGCCTTTATCAAATGAACAGTTCATTCGGAGACTTGCAGCTATTACTGATCCTGAATTTCTTTGTGACTTTCTGGACATTACCAGTGAAGATATCCTTGAGAGATTTGAGGACATAGTTGAGGACACTATGGATAACCTGCGACGAGAGTTTGATGTTGACATTCAAGATGAAGAGGAGTATAATAATGAATAGGAATGAAGTTCTTAGAGAAGCTCAGACTATCTTAAATGGCCAACGTGCCAACGACTATGGAGATGCTTACGACAATCACAAACGTATTGCTGCTCTATGGAACACATACCTAGACGAAGAGTACGGACTAAAACCAGAGGACGTTGCAGTTATGATGATACTTCTTAAGGTAGCTAGGTTAGTTCATAAGCATACTTCGGATAGCTTTGTGGACATAGCAGGGTATGCTGCTCTAGCAGAAGAAATGTCCAGTACTGAAAATGTTATTGAGTTTACCCCTGAAAGGTAGCGCACATGGATATGGATTTAGAAGAACAGTATTTTGCTGAGTTAGTAGATGAGGAAGAGTTACCTCCTGAGTTTTATTCTTGGTTAAAAGACTTATCAAAACTTAATAACAGAAAGACTTCTTTTTTTATAGCTCTTGCACTGGAAGAAATGTTTATAAGGTTTACTCAGGGTCCTGATTTCCCTGAGGAACATGCCATAACCCATCACTAAGGAAACTAAATATGTACGGAAGAAACTCAGTAGGACCACAAGTTAAACCTTGCGATGACCTCCATGCCATGAAGTATCGGTTGGCTAATGAGAGCTTTGAGGAGGCCATCAGTAGACAAGCGGGAGCAATGTCAGATGATGAAGAACATCGTAAATCGTATAAAGAAATTACTATGGACATGCGGTTCCTTCCTGCGGGGAGAGTCCAGTCCGCAATGGGAAGTCCTAGGAATGTTACAGCACTCAATTGTTTTGTTAGTGGGTCTATTGAAGACTCTATGGACTCGATCATGCAAAGAGCCAGTGAAGCTGCTGAGACGATGCGTAGAGGAGGCGGGATTGGCTATGATTTCAGTCTTATTCGCCCTAGCGGTGATCGTATTGTTTCTCTTGACAGTTCCGCTAGTGGGCCTGTATCTTTTATGCACATCTTTGATGCAGTCTGCCGAACGATTGTCTCAGCGGGACATAGACGAGGGGCTATGATGGCAGTGCTTCGAGTGGACCACCCTGATATTGAGGAGTTCATTCGAGCAAAGAAGAACGACAAGGACTTGACCAACTTCAACATCTCCGTAGGTGTTACCGATGAGTTTATGAGAGCAGTAGAGAAGGACGGAGACTTTGACCTTAAGTTTAGTGGTAAGGTCTACAACACAATCAACGCCCGTATGTTGTGGGACGAGATCATGCGTAACAACTGGGACTGGGCAGAGCCAGGGGTCATCTTCATTGACCGTGTTAATGAGGACAATCCTCTATGGTACTGTGAGGACATTGATGCCACTAACCCCTGTGGTGAACAACCTCTACCTCCCTTTGGTGCCTGTCTTCTGGGGTCCTTTAATCTTCCACGGTACATCACTCCCGACTTTGAGTTTGACTACGAACAGTTCAATGCAGATGTTCCCCATGTTGTACGTGCTATGGATAACGTCATTGATCGTACACAGTACCCCCTTGAGGAGCAGCGTAAGGAGCATCAGAGGACCCGTAGGATAGGCATAGGGATCACTGGCCTAGCCAACGCCTTCACTCTTATGGACCTCTCCTATGGCTCTCCTGAGTCCGTTAAGTTTACCAAGAAGATTATGAAGACGCTGACCCATGCCTGTTACGAGGCAAGCTCAGACCTTGCAGTGGAGAAGGGATCATTCCCTAAGTTCAAGGAGACGGGGTATTTGGAGAGTGGTTTTGTATCTAAGTTTCCTGAAGAACTAAAGGCAAAGATTAAGAAGCAGGGCATGAGAAACAGTCACTTGATTTCCATAGCACCCACAGGAACCATCAGCTTTACCGCCGACAACGTAAGCAGCGGGATTGAACCTGTGTTTGCCTTGGAGTACGACAGGACTGTACAGTTACCAGAAGGTCCCGTCATTATGAAGATGAAGGACTACGTACATGACAAGTATAATCTACAGGGTGAGGTAGCCAACGACCTGTCAGTAGACGACCACCTTGCCATTCAGATCGCAGTGCAGCCCTTCGTAGACAGTGCGTGTTCCAAGACTATCAACGTAGGGGACGCAGTAACCTTTGATGAGTTTAAGGATGTGTACATGAAGGGATGGAAGGGTAAGCTAAAGGGTGTGACTACCTTTAGACTGGCAGGTAAACGCTATGGTATTCTTAATGTGGCCGATGAACCACAGACAGAAGGTGCCGCCTGTTACATTGACCCCGAGACTGGTACAAAAGAATGCGGTTAAAGAGAATTAAGTACTGGTTTAGGTGGGGCTTGAGATGCTGGTGGAGACACACGGTTCACTTTAGGAATTGGGCAGAAGGTAAGAATAAAAATATTCCTAAGTATCTCTCTGGAAAATCTAACGACTCCTAACAACGTCTAGGCCGCAACGGGAGCAGATAAACCTGCTTTCGTTGCTTCCTGGATTCTTATGACCAAACACAAAGCAGATAAGTTTGATAATTTTCTGTTTCATTATGCCTTTCTTTTCTTTCCTGATGCAGTTACTGACCACTTAACTTTAGATGGACCAGTCTTTTTACGTGCCTCTGACTTGGACACACGGGACGCTACGGCCTTAGGACGGCAAGCAGGGTACGCTCTCTTGTCGTTCTTACCGCTACGTCCACAAGGTTTGCCAGTCTTGACGTCAACCCACTCTTCGTCAAACCACTTACCAAGACCACCCTTCTTAGCCACGTTTCTTTGCCTTTACCTTGGCCGTCTTTGATAGGTCTCCAAAGTGGTACAAACGTTTGCTAGTCTTGCCGTGAGTTTTACCTGAGTGTAGCTGACCGTTGGGCATCTTGTGCATCCCGCCCTTGTGTTCAGTCCCGTCTTTGAAGTAATGCTTTACACCTTTAGCCATTATGCTTTCCTCTTCTTTTTCTTCTTAACTCTATTGTCCGTCCCTCTCCAGGTTCCCCCCATTCTTTTGTATTCCTTAGCAGCCCAAGCGTTAGCATAGGCACTGGGGTACACTTTAAATTTCTTCTTGGCTTTGGCCTTAGCTCTGGACCACTTGCCGGGATCATTAGGTATCGAAGCCATTACTGCTGCCCCTCTTCTTCTCTTGTTAAAGGTCTTCCTACTCTTGACGGTCCAAAAATAACAGCTTCTTTAAATAACCCACCAAAATCTCTAGCGGTTGGTTGTAAGTTAGCGACTGCTTGGGCTCTTCCCCACTGTTCTCTTGTTTTAAAACCAGCGGGTATCTTTCCTGAAAGATTTACACCGGGAATCTTTTTATAATTTTCTATAGCCTTTTGCTCTGCCTGTTGTTTTTTCTTTTGAAATTTATTTTTAGCTCTAACTTGAGTAGCCGTAAGTTTTTTACCCTTAACTAAGTCATAGACAATAGGTTCTGAAACATTCATGTATCTGTCTGCTCCAGGTAACTTACCTATTTCATCTGTTATTTTTCTTACTCTTTCTGGAAGCCTTCCTAAATCATGTTCATCGTTAACAATTGTAGTTACTTGTCCTCTTTTATTTATAGCAGACATGTAATTTACACCGCCTAATTCCCAAGCATCTGATTTGCCCGATCCAGTTATAATTGCAGGTTTTCCTTTAAGGACTGCATCTGGATTTAAAACATTTACTCCTGCTTTTTCTAACTTATTTAAAAATGTTTTGTCGGAGTTATAGCCTTTTCCACCAGAAAAAACTCTTTCTTTAATGTTGTTTAAACTTAGATTACCATACACTTTTGCTGACATTCCAGGGTCTAACTCTCCTGCTGATCCCGTGTGAACTTTTCTTATGTTCATTTGATAATTTTTTTTAGGATTCATTCCTATGTCTGGATGAGTTTTTATCTTGTTAAAAATCTCTTCAACTCCTTCTCTTCCAATACCAGTAGGAACTAAATCTTCTACCGTATCAAAGTAATCTTTAGAATTAAAAGATTTAAAAGTTTTAACATGGTCAATCTCATCTATATTTCTTAAGAAACCTTTGTCAGTTCCGTACTGGTTAATCATAGAACGTGATTGATTAAGCTGCCCCATTGCTTTTTTACCGGCAGCGTTAGCGGTAGACCTTAATTGTTGAGCGTTTTTAGTTAACTTTTCAAACTCTTTTGTTTCTACAGGTATTGTTTTACCCTTGTCTTTTCCACTTTTAACTTTTCTATATTTTCCTGTGTACGCTTTGCCTGTTTCCTTCATTGTTTTTATTTGTTTTTCTAAAGGTTTTAACTGAGTAGTTACTTTTTCAGATACTCTTAAGGCTTCTCTAGCTGCCCTTTGATCTGCTGCACTAATATTAAATTCATTTTGAATAGCTCTGCTTTCAGGACCATACCTGGCTTGAGCTAGATTTCTAAGTCCTTCTGGAAGAGTTTTTCCAAAAGCACCTACCCGTCCTAACTCACCTCCTGGCGCATAAAAACCAGGAATATCGTTTCTTAAATTAGTAAAGGCTTTTTGTGCAGTTCTAGTGACACTAGCTCCAGGTACAAAAGGTAACAAACCAACAGCCCCAAGAGCTATGTTTGTAACTGAAGGTTCTTTGTAAATAGCTACAGCATCAGCGGCTGCTCCTATTATATCTCCAACTACAGGCAGAGGAGCAGAGAGAAGAGCCATACGATCTAAAAAAGACATGTTGTCCCATACATCCTGAGATACATTAGCTGCTTTACTAAACATACCTTGCATTTCTTCAGCTTGTTTTTTAAATATGGGAAGTGGTTCTTCAGCCATTAATCTATATCTACCCTCATGTTTTCTTTAAATTTCTTTTCGGCATCTTTTTCCATGCCACCAAAAATCCACTGGTATGCTAACTTACCTACAATCGGAAGAGGTTTAATCATACGTGCTATTGCCTCTTCGTAGTTAGGGTTTTTCTTTGCCATCTCTTGTGGAAGCTCAAAGAGAGACTCAATTAAATTAGACGGAGGAGCTACGATGTTAGCAAGGCCCTCTACAACTTTACCCTGAGAAAAATATCTTTCAGTAGAGTACTTGTTTATTCCATAGACTCCAAGGACTCCAAAGATTGCCCTGTCTGGAATACTTTCTACGTCTACCTCTTTGCCTTGTAAGATATCCTTTATGACAGACGAAGTAACATTAGAAGCCGCAAGGTAGGTTGTAAGAGCAGCTAAGTTTTTAACACCCTCAACTCGTTTGCCCTTAGTCAATAACTTCTGACCTACTTCTCTTCTTAAAATATCGTACTGTTTTAAGGTAAAAGATTTGAGCATGTAGAGCAGTCTGGTCTTTTGACCTCTTAGGTATGCTTCGGGTAGTTCGCTAAGAGTTACGGGTTGAAACTCCGTAAGGTCAGAAAATGCCATAACTTTAACATGGTCAGTTATCTGTTTATTTTTTAAGTCAAGAACAAGATCATTAAATTCATCACCAAAAAACTGTCCGTACTTTTCTCTAAGTTTAGCTATTCCTTTTTCGGACTTAGCCCAACCCATGTTTTTTCTTAGAGAAGCGTTAATTAAAGTTTCTTTACCCAGGCGATCTAATCTTTTAAACCCTGAGTATTTTAAACCTGCATTTAAAGCACTGGCAAATTTACTGGGGTCAGAAAACTCTCTGGATATTTCTTCTGCTAATCCAATGTCATCTAAAGTTATCCGTTGTTTTCCAACTATAGATCGGGCAAGTCCTATTGCAGTATTTACAGGTCCCTTAATTGCAGCGGCACTTCCCAAGTCCCCTATCTGAGTTATGGCCGAAAGAGGATTGGCAATAGTTCCTCCATATCCTAGGTCCCTTAAAACTTTAACGGCACTACTAACTGTTTTTTCACCATGAACAAAACGAGCCTCTAGTAATTCCTGAATTAAATCTTGGTTTTCAGCCTTTAAAGTTCCGTTACGAATTTCCGGTGCAAGTAGGTCAGCTATGCCGCCCCTTAAATCTTCATCAGTATTGTGACCCGCACCACGCCCAGTGTTCTTTAGTTCTCCATAGAAAAACCTATTCTTTTCAATATCGTTTATGGCATTTCTAATGTACTGCGTAAGTGCTACCTCAGAAGGATTATACAAATCCATGTCATTGGGAGATATTTGACCCACAGTTCTCCGTCCTCCTGATGGACCACCTATGTCTTTTCTGCTGGCCGCAAACACGGGTTTACCTTTATGCTCAAAAACTTTTCTACCACTTAAAACATTCTCAACAATCTTAGCCGTAGTATCATTAGATAACTCGCTGGGACTTACTCCCTTTATTTTAGCGTATTTTCTTACTTCGTTAGTGTAAAGACCCTTGCTAATTTTAGAGTAGTCTTTAATTGACCTAGGCAGATAGTTTTCTATACCATCAAACTCTCTTCCTATTTTAGCGTAGTCATCTTGAATTGTTTTTAAAACTTTAACTACAGCATCAAAGGCTTCATTAGCTTCTGGAGCAACCCTACTCAACTGGTTACGAGCTAAGTCAAACTCTCCATTAAACAACAGACGATCTATATCCTGCTTAATGGCTGGTTGTAACCTAGTCATTGCAGCCATAAAGGGCTCTACTAATTTTAAAGTTTCATTTGTTCGTATGGCAGCAGTAGCTTCAAATCTACCAAGCCTGTCTGCAATACCGGAGTGTACGTTGTAAATTCTTGTTTTTAAAGAACCAAAAATTTTATCGGCTGTCTTAGATACCTGACGTAATTTTGATTCATCGTTACGTAAAGCAGTGTTTACAGCATCATCTGAGTCTGGCTTTACTTTAACGTATGGATTTCTTTTGGCTACCTGTGCTGCTCTATCTACTTTAGCTTGACTTAACCCCAGGTCCTCTATGATCTTAGGAACATCAGCTTCCGTTACGGTTTCTCCTTCATCTACTTTTTTAGCTATGGCGTTATCTACTTTATTTATTGTTCTATTGGCTAACTTTTGTGTTACTTTATCTACACCAAACTTAACTGTAACTCCACCTAACGCACCTACCCCTGCCATCTTAGCAGTTTCTACGGGGTCTACTTCTCCAGTGGTCCTAAATTGTTCAGAGGCAGAGTAGGAACCTCCAATACCTGCTCCTATTCCAGCAGCCGCACGATACGTCTGACCCGCTGGAAGTGCTATAGTAGGAGATGCAACAGCGCCTAGTACTTTTCCTGTTGTTATTGCTCCTGTATCTTGCTTCATCATTTCTGGGCTGTAGTCTTGCATCAATTCTCTTTCTCGCGCCCTTAAAATCATTTCTCTGCGTTCTTCTGAAGAGGCTTCATTAAACCCTTCTCCATATGCTTGTTCAGGAGATATGTAAGAAAATCCTGAAAAAGGAATAAACATAGAAGACTTAGAAAAATCAAAATCAAATCTTCCTAGTGGAAAATAAGACTCAATAATATCTCCAAGGCTTGCTTCGGGAGTTAAAGTAGAATCCCATCCGTACTTTATTTGTTGATAAATCTCATCATGTTTTACTTTTTTAAGTTTAGTACCATCGTTTATTAACTCGTCTCCTACTTCTGCTCCGTCTCTTCTAAGTGCAGGATAGGTATCAATGTCTTCTTGAGTTATGACATAGCCTTTTTCTCGCCGGTCTCCTTCTTGTGAAAACACACGATTAAGTTTAGTACCATTTTCAGACAAAGTATCCCCAGGCAACGCTCCGTCTTTCTGTAAATTGGGGTTGCTAAGGATGTCTTGAGCGGTTATTGTGTATGCTTCGTCAGCCACTACTAATTCTCACTTACATAGTTAGCAGCATCTGATTGTGTTCTTGTAGCAGGTGGTGTTGCTCTACTACCCCCTTGAGTATCTGAAGGATTAGTATTACCACTGGCAAGGTTTCTTATTGCTTCTTTTAAAGCATCTTCGAGACTTATATTTGTACCACTCAGTCTTGCTTTATTTAAAATGTCTTTTGCTTGTTGACCAATACGAACTTTTACTTCTTGGTCTACTCCTCCAAAAAACCCTTTTACAGAGTCTGGAAGTGTTTTTGCAAAATCAGGATTATCCAAGAAAGATGACATAACTGTCATTTCATCTTTATCTAAAGCATCAAAAGCAGGAAGTGCCTTTAAATCTCGATTTATTTTTTCTATGTCTTTGGTGTATTTTTCCTGTAACTTTTTATTTTTATTAATAGCGGCTTCATTTAATTTTTGTGTAAGTTCATTTTTCTTTTCGTTAAGATCTAACCTTCTTTTAGTAGCAGTTTTTTCAAATGTAAACTTGCGTTCCCTTAAGTCTTGTTGCAGTCCAGCAATTGTTTTTTGATCAGCATTTTTTCTTTTTGCTTCTTCCAAACGGTTTTCTGCGGTTTTAACCATACGCTCATCTAATCCATACTTTCTATCTTGCTCAGTTTTCTTGGTTTCCATTTGCATTCTTTGGAAACCAGTTCCGTATTCTCTTTCGGCTTCCTTAAGAACTTCTTGAGCTTCTGACTGATAACCTCTAGCTCTAAATTCTTTGGCTAATGTTCTATATTCCTGTAAAGAAACTTTTCCGTCACCGTCAGTATCAGCATTGTTATACATAGCCAACAGGTCTTTACGATCCTTGTCTCTTTTAAGGGCCTCTTGCATCCTAGGGTCCATACGTACTTTCCCCTCACCCCCAAGAAGTCCAGTGAGTCCAGTACCCATGCCGCTTATGGCCTCCTGCATACCCTGTCCTGCCATAGCACGGGCTCTTACCAGAGGGTTACTAAAGCCAGCACCAGCGTCTCGAATACGTTTTTCTTGTTCCAACTGCATAAGCCTCTGGATTTCTCCAGCGGTGTTCATAGGTTTAGTTGCAAATAATCCATTAGCCATTCTTAAATTCCTCTTAAATTAAACCGTCAGTGCCAAAGTCACCTTCGCCAAAGCCCATGCTGCTCATACTACCCATGCCATCATCAGCATCAAAATCAGTACCAATACCATCTGGATCAGGGTTGTAGTCATACATAGAAGACATTTCAGGTGCAACAGCTAAAGTATCTCTCATAGCTTCAGCTAAATTTGTTTCTTGGGTATATCCTAATCCAAGTCGATCTGCTACTGCACCCGCTTCATTTCTAATTGCTCCCGTTCCAGTAGCATCAAATTCATTTATAGCCATTTGATTACTAGTATTGCCAAACATTACTTGACTTCCAAAAGTTGGACCGGAAAGACTAAAAGCGTTCCATACTTCTTGAGGATCATCCATAAAATCTGGATCGTTAAGTATACCTAAAACATCTCTGGCTTCACCAAAAGATATATTTCCAGTTTTCTGATTACCTTCTTCGTCCTGCCAAGTAACATCAAATCTTTGATTTGGGTTTTCGTTTGCTTCGTCTATAATCATTTGTTCATTAGCTTTGCTACCGTATTGAACTCCCCCTCCTCCAGGGTCAAGAGAGTCCCATTCAAACCTTCCAGAAGTTACATCAAAATTTAAGTTAGCGTCCCTAGAAGGATTGTAGTCATGGTGAAATCCCATCTTGCCTAAAAGATTAGCTCCCAATCCTAAAATATTTGCACCAGGAATAGCCTGAGTAGCTACTCCAAGTAAACCTGTTCCTAAAGCTTGTCCAACTAAACGATCTGTCGATAGTGTAGGATCAGTAAAAGCAGGATTAATTCTTCCCATTATATTAGAAGGTACAGTACCGCCATATGCACTAAGAGCCCCAGCATTATTATCAGTATTAAATAAACCACCAAGTTGACTAAAAGCGTCTGTTACTGATTGTCCAATTCCACTTACTAAATTCATGGCTCCATCAACAACAGAGTTTCCTGAGGTTTTACTCATGCTGTCATAAAAGTCTTGGCCTCTCATTTTTACAAAACCATCATAATTAGGAGAGAAACGACCTGTGCTTTCGTTTCCACGATAACTAGGGCTAAGAAGTGAGTTAGCCACTCCGCTCTGAAGATCGTTAAACTCATCAAAGGTTACGTCACGTAAAGATGCATATTCTCCTGTATTAGGATCAAGCATTGGCACTCCTTGTTCAGGAAGGCCTACAAATTCTTGATTAGCAACGTCAGTTAACATAGCTTGAAAAGCAGGATCAGTATCATCTGAAGAAAACAAACCAGAAAGAAAATCTGATAAAGACCCAGAGGATGCTGATGTTACCTGAGGGTTTGTATATTCTTCATCAAGACTACCAGCCTGTTCTTGTTCAGGTCCTCGTCTTCGTCTACGAGGTGGAATACGAACAATTCCTGTCTCACCTGTCTCAGTATCCTTAACACTAATGACCCCTTGAGAAGTTAAAAACTCTCTAAGAAAGTCTGGAACATTATCGTCTACAACTATAGCCATGTTACGTTCCTTGTGGACGTTGGTATCCAAAGTTCTTTGTTATGTATCCACCCGCTCCCATTAGACCAGAGGCCAGAGGATTACCAGTACCCTGTACTGCCGCAAGAAGTCCCTGAGAAGCTGCCTGAGAAGCAAGTCCAGAAGCAGCTACCTGTCCCAGAGTTCCTCCGATACCACGGCCTACGTTAGCGTACTGTAGCGGGATATCAAGAAGTCCAGTGGCCCTAGCCAGGTCTCCCGATTCACGCCCAAGAAGAGTATCAATTAACGCCTGAGCCCTGTTAAACCCAGCAGTCCTACGTTGTGCCTGAGAAGCCCCTATAGCCTCCTCCAGAGCCCTCTGCTCTTGTGCGCCCCCTGTACCCCCTAAGCGTCCTTGTGCTAACAGGCGGGTCTCTAAGTTCGTCCTCTGCCTATCCTCTTCCTCTTGGAAGTAAGGTTGTTGTTGTTGGTAAAACAACTCCCCAGCAGCAAAGGGGTCCATTCCTGCATACTGTCCTGCTTGTTGACCAAACAAACCACTTCGCGTAAGGGCTCCTGAGTAGATGTTAGCAAGTTCAGGAGACAGGTTCATTAAAGCAGTTCGACTGTCAGCATCAAACTGTGCCGTACCTCCAAGACCTCCTACTCCGTAAGGTTGCGCTTGTTCTAAAGCTCCAGTAGCAGCGGCCTGGGTTGCGGCGGCTTGTTGTTGAGCAGCTTCTAAAGCATCCTTAGAGGCCTGTCGTTGCCCTAGATAACTAAGACCTCCACCAATTAAACTTCCTAAAAAATCTATAGCCATGTTATCCTCTCTATGTTACCTAACTTTTCCTTTTTTCGCAAGGAGGTTTGCTGTAATTAAACTTGAGTAGTTACCCTTAACTTCAAAAGTCATTCTAATTCTAAATGTTTTACCTGTTCTTGCCAAAGGAATTTTATATTCTCTAGGACCAGACGTTGCTGCATAGGTAGCCTTACCGTACAAAGAAGCCTGAGAACTTGAGGGACCAGCACCGTAAAGATAATTAACGGCATCACTGGTTAAGTTAAATGTTTTAGAGTATGCTGATCCATACTCGTAGTCTTTATATAGTTGGATAGTAGCAGCCGCTCCCTGTCCTCCGGTAACGGTAATTAACCCTGTCTTGATTATCTTAGCAAACACTTGATCTCCAAAGTCTGACCAGGGTGTTTGAAATAACCAACTATAGTCTGTATTAGTTGAGGTCCAACATTTTGATCCGTCCCAAGTTCCTCCCGCCGCTGTACAAGCTGCTTCATTTCCAAAGCTGGCCGTTGAGTCCGTAAGAGTTACATCGTAATATCCATCGTACTCTGCTAAAGAATCAGTCGTACCAAAATAAAGTTTACCGTCAAAAGTGTACAAAGCAGACAGAGGCTCTAAGTTAAAGGTCCACGTTGTAATCCTGGGAAACTCCATCTTACCTACAGAAAAATCAAAAACGTAGGCTTTGTCATTGTCAGGCATTAACGTGAGAATAAAACCTTCTTTCTGGTAGTATATGCTTTTAATGTTTTCTACGGCAGCCTGAGTAAGTATACGGGTAAGATCATTACGAACTGTAGTGGACAGTCCCTCAACGGGAGCCCTACCGTCTGTCTGAGTGACACGCCTTATGGAGACCAGCCCTTCGTAACTTAGGAAAAACAGATCGGCCCCTACGTACACTACGTTGTCTCTACCCGCAAGTCCAACGTCTCGTATAATTTCCTCTAAAACCATTGTGGCGGGATTAATGGCCCCGCTGTAAATAACAATGTTTTGTTTTCCAAAGATAACCAGTTTGTTTTCCAGAGAAGCCAAGTGTATAATTTCATCATTACCCCATACAGTCTTAAGGTCTAATGCTCCAGCGGCTCCTCCGTTTAATTTTTCTCCAATCAAGTTATCGGAGTAGTAGATTGTTCCCTTGGCCTCTGTAATACCACCATAGAATACCCTACCAAACTCACCCAAAGCACAGTTAGGGTCAAAGGTTGTTACTCCAGCAGGAGCAGCATAGGCCCCTAAGTCATCTATGTCGTACCAGTTAGTCCCGTCGTAGTTAATAACTTTATGTCCTGACTGTACTCCCCAAAACTCATTGTTAAAGTTTACCCACTGCCAGTTGCTATCACTAATAGTCTGAGGACTACCTGAGAAGGACTGCTCTACTAAAGTATCTGGAGCAGTAGCAGTGTTTAGTTTTACAATCTTAGCCCCTGTACCAGCATAATACTCTCTAGTTCTGTCTGACTTAACAAACTCTCCTATGGACTTTATGGCTCCAGTAGTGACGGGTGTAGTAATTTGTTTAACACCCTTTCGAGGACCCATACGACCTTCTAAGTCATACACTACGTTGTTGGCTTCCGTAAGAAACTCAAGACCAAGTGTTGCACTTTGAGCTTGGGTATTAAGACCTTTTGCTCCTAATCCCGCCAGGAGTATTGAACTTGTATTTTTAGCTGGCATACCAAGTATTCTCGTCTACAGTCCTATCAGAGTCTTGAGAAATAGCGTCAGTTAAAGAAAGAGTAAACCGTTGTCCAGCAGTATCTGACACAGTACCCCCGTCTTCCCCACGCTCGTTTAGTGCAAGAGAGTAGGCTCCAAGAACAATAAGGTTTTCAGGTACGGTAAAAGTATCTGCCGCTAGAGTACGGTCTGTTTGAGGAATAACTACGTTTACTTTAATGTCGTATGCTCCTGCCGGTGTGGGCCAAAAGTGTATGTCATTATCCTTTAAACGAAAGTAAGTAGGTTGACCAGTTTGTGTAGTACCTATGTAAGTGTAGTTAAGAAATTGAGCATCGCTGATTTGTCTTAAGACTGCATCGTTTGTATTATCAAAAACCTGAAGGATGCGAGAACGGCTGGTTACATTAGACATATCGTAAGCTGCTGTTGAAGCTGAAGTTGTTACAGTTTCTATGGAACGAAGGGAGGTCCAGTTCCAAGCGTCCTCTACAATATCCTTAGCTTCATTAACCAGTTCACCAATAAGTTTTTGATAGTCATCTACGTTACCTGCCGCAGAAATAACTCCTGACCAGTCTGCGCCTATAGTATCTTCTCGTAGTCTTGTAAGTACTTTGTCAATAACTGTTCTATAACTCATGTTATTTCCTCATCTAAAAATAATTCTCTTTCCGCAACTCGTCTACGAAGAAGTCCCTTTATTGGTCTGCCCCCTGCAAACTTCCATCTTAAGAACTCATCGGCACATCCTAAGTAGTCTTTACGGTTTAGCTTCATTCTGGCTGTACTTCTTTGGAAGGCTCCAGAACCTACGTTGTACACAAAACTACATAAAGCTGCAAACTGGTTTTCCGTTAGAGGGACCTTAACTAAACTAGCAATACGACCTTCTGTAGTCTTAAGATCTCTTTCCATTAAGTCTACTGCTTGATCTTTAGTAATGTTAGGGTGGTCAGCAGTAACCCTTTTGCCATTTACACCATAAATTGAACCAAAACCTATTGTCCATATTCCAGCTACGTCTTTATATGGTTCTTCAGAAAATCCCTCAAAGTCCTTTAGTAAGTGAAGACCTTTGTCATTTATCATTTCGACCATTTCGACACTAAGCGTTGACCGAACCAAAAACTGATAATAACACTGAAGATTCCGACTATCTCGTCTGACCATAGGTTCCTGAAAATTTCCTGACTGATCATATCGAATGCCGAAAGAAAAGTAAGCAATACAAATTCCAAGAAAAAGAAATATGTAATGAGCGGTCTTACTGTAGCGGAAAGATTTACAACCCATTGACTTGCCCTTTTGGTTTGTTCATCTACATTCTTATGTACAGCTATATTTACTTCGCCTACGCTGGCTATTAAAGCCTCGTCTCGCTTGTCCTGGGCCTGTTGAGCCATTAGTTTTAGCTCGTGTTCTTTATCCCGCTGATCTTGTTTGGCATCCATAAACATTTTAAACAGACCAGGGCCAGTAGAAGTAACAAACCCAAGTACTGATCCAACAAGACTAAGCATTTATTTCTTCCGCTCCTTGTGTTTTTGTATCTGGTTCTTTTTGTTCTTCTTGTTCAGAATTTTTTGGAGGATCAAATCTAATATCTTTACAATAACCAGCCCAACTTTTTATTATTCCCATGTCTTGCATTGGTTGAAATTGAGATATAATAACTTCTGAAGGTGGACACTCTTCTACTATTGCAATGTTATGCGTTATGGTATCATCTTGATGCCAAAGAAATATCAATAAAAAAAGTTTTGTCATGGGTGAACTCCATTGTGCATTTTATGTTGCCTGTCTACTTCTTTTTCTAAGTGTTGTATTGATACTTCCATTTTAGCTACTTGTTTATTCTGGTTAGCCAAAGCAGAAACTGAATTAATTTCAGCCAATGTTTTTACTTTTGATGCTACTACTTCATGCCCACTTTCTAAACTATCTATTCGTTTATCTATTTCTCTAAGTCTTTTTTCTACATCAGCTAAAGATTCTAGTATTGCTTTAATTTGCATTTTACCTACGGCTGCTGCACCAGCCACAGAAAAAATAATACCGCCTAACGTAATTAAAAACTTTATGTCAACTGCGCCATCCATTACTGAGACGCCTTAAGATGCAAAAGTAAAAACACTCCTCCAGCAATAAACCCAATTACAGCAATACCTTTTAAAATTTCTAATGCTGTTTTTACCCAAAAAGACTTTCCTTCTTCAGCTTTTCTTTGGGCCTCTTCACGTTTTTCACGTTGTTTCTTATGCTTTTCAGCTATACGTTTAGATCGCTCTAGCTCAATCTTTTTAAATGTACCTTTGCCCCACTTATTATCTATTTCTCTTTCAAGACTTTTTAAGTTACGAGCAATTTGTTCTTTTTCTAAAACATCAGCAGCTACGGAACCAAGAGAAGTATCATCATCAAAAGCATCGTCACCTTCCTTTGCTCGTATATTAATTATTTGTTGTGTACGACTTTTGGGTTTACCTTTAGTTTCTGGTTTTTGGTCTGCTTCTTGTGCAGTAAAAAGATCATCTAAACCCTTTGCAATATCCTTAACGTGCTTTGCGCTTTTTACTAACGTTCTCGTTGTGGCTATGGCAGTGGCTATAGTAACCGGGTCCATTAGTCCCTATCCATCCATTTTTTTACGGTTTCAGATTCCCAAATTCTAATAGATAACCACACAATAGTAAACACTGCCGCAATATCAGGAAGCAAAGAAAACCAACTTCCAAGCCCACCCGCTACAGCAGCGGCATCTATTACAGGTTTAACTTCCATTACGCTTCAGGCCAATCGTGGATCGGAGCGTTTCCGTTTTTAGGTACAATAAACAACGCCTTAAACGTATCAAGATCAGCAGCATTAGTAATTGCTGTTTCTATGTCTAAACATTTAGAAATAACAGCCGCACGATAAGTTGCCACATTCGAATCAATAGCACGATCACGTTCTGCTTTGGCAATCACTTGCCAATCAGTAGGAGCCAACAAAGAGTGTGCTGTTTCTTTTGTTTTAGTAATCCACGGTGATTTAAGACCCTTAGTTACAACTTCTTTACCGTCAACCGTCTCTGTAACATCGTCTAGGTTTTTTGCCGTAGAGGTCCAAGAGCCTTCGTTGCTGTTGTAGGAAGAATAGTAAAAATTACTATCGGGTTGAGGTTCAACTTCACGGATAAACAAAGACTGGCCACCTTCGTCAAACAAAGGCTCATCCACTTTGGCATTATTGGTTTGACCGCCATCGGGTCTAAAAATAACTGCCAAAGAGTTAAATGACTTTCTTCCCTTGCCGTCAGCAACAATTGCATTACTTTCGTTTTTAATTACGTACATTAATTTCTCCTAGTTTTCTAACTTTTAGCTAGTTGGCGTATCAGTTGATTGCGTAGCAGCATTGTTGTTGGTAAAATCGTTAGAATTTCCGCTGGCATCATCGCCTAGATCGCTGCCAGATGAAGCGAAGTTTAAATAAAAGCCATTTGATCCAAAAGTATTGGAGGTAGGATCAATCGGGGTCCAAGTGCCACCGTTATCCTCTGCAAAAGCTGTCGGTGCTAGACTTTGACCATCGCAGTATATGACCTCCGCCATCCGACCGTCAAAAGTATGCGCCGTTGATCCCGACCAACTAGCAATTCTCCAGCCAGTTGAGGTAAACACATTGCCATTTTGGCTGGGATAACTAGCAGCATCAAAGCTGCTAATTTGCGAGCCGTCCAAATAAAGCCTAACGCGATTACTGGAGGTGCTTTGCGAGGTATCTACGCGAACGACCAGATGTTGCCACGCGGTGGTCGAGGTAAACGTATTTGTAATTGTTATTTCAGTTCCGTTTCCGATAACTAACTTATTCGCACTGGTAAAGTATCCCTGGATTTGAACGGAGCCGCCGCTGCCGTGAGTAAATAATCGTAGGTTTGAACCCCCGACGCTGGCGCGTTTAAACCACATGCTTAACGTGCCAATGTCAGCATTGGTCGGCGTTCCAAAACCGCTGTCGGCAGACAAAAACTCGGCATCTGCTTTTACGAAGAGACCCGATTTATCCACTTCAAACGCGCCCCCCGTTCCGGCAGCGGCCATAAGCAAATTACGGAAGCCCGTCATTATTTCATGTCCAATCCAGCAGCAAACCCATACCAACGGGTTCCGGCATCTATCGATGTAAAACAAAGCACATCAACTCCAGAAGTCGTCAAAGTCGGGGCTGTTCCACCAGCAAAATCTACAGATGCTGGCCAATTAACTGTTTGACTTCCACCGTTGGTTAGGTACAAAACAAAGCCACACTGTTCGTCACTGGCAGTAGGGTTGCTAAAGGTAAAAGTATTTGCGCCGGTATCAACTGTTGCACTAACTGAGTTGCCAGCCGTCAGGTCAATGTCTTGCGTACCGCCACCAGTAGCTCCTATAGCGTTGGTAACTTCGCCGTAGTCTTTAAGATTAAGACGAGAAACAATGTTGTCGTTAAAATTAGTTGCCTCATCGTTTTTAACCGTAGCTGCATCAAACTGTTGAAGAGTTACACCTAAATCATCTGAGTCGTATTTAGTATTAACCGCTGTTCGTACAGCAGAAAACTCTGTGTTAAAATCTCCACCAGAAATAATTTTGTTTGCATCAGAATCAGCCAGAGCATCTTTACCGGACCAGCTAACTTGAATTGTATAATCGCTCATTTATTTAACTCCTTGAAGAATATCGGGCTATCCCGTAAAGTGATTTTTCGCTACCGTATAATGCTGCATCTCCTGAATCAAAAGGAGAGCGTTCCTCTTGTCTTTGATTTGATAGTTTCATAAACAACTGTTGCCTATCCCACTTTGGCGTAGGGGGCTTAGGAAAAGGTTTAAATAAAGGTTTAGTTCTTCCTCTTGGCATAATTAACCTCTAAGCCTTTCTCCTGCCCAACGAGCTAAATTTTTCTTTTTCTTTTCTTCTGTCATTTTTTTCTTTTTCTTTTTGACAAATTTTCCGGCAACTCTGTTCTTTACTGGTTTCATAATACCACACCATATTCCTTGTTTCGTTCACGAACTAACGCAAGTAGTTTTTCTCTTTCTTTTTCCCATACAGCACTTAACTGCTCAGTACGAACTTTAGGATTATCCGTTGCCACTCTTTTAATGCGACCTGTAGGTGTCGGAACGGAAACCTCTGTAATTCTTGGTTTTTTTCTTTTATCGGAAGGAGTAAACAATCCCCCTTGTGCAGCCTTAATATTTGCGGTTTTAGGAGCGGGTCTTCCCTCGGAAACTTCCTTAGCTTTACTTCCTTTTTGAACGTCATGCTTTTCGTAGTCCTTTTCCTTAACTTCGTCAAGCTCTTCGTTCTCGTGCATAAGTAAATCTATTAAACTCTGTAGGTCTTCTGCCTCTTCATCAAACCCGTCCCCTTTAAATTCTAGTTCGTTTTCCTCTAAAAAACTAGCTATTTGTTCTTCAGTAGCTCCGGGGTTTGACTGTTTAAATGACTTAAGAAGAAGCTCTCTATACAGTCGGGCTATTTTATTTTTAATACGTTCAAGCTCTAGATTATAACTTGTATCCGATAAAGCATCTTCTAAAGTAATCATAACTTAGCCCCTTGTTGTAGTAGTGGGAGGCCCCTTAAACCAGAGCCTCCCTTTAACTACTTAGGTAGCAGGAACAACAAACGCTACACCAGCATCGTCGCGGAGTTCCGCAACGCCATAAAGCGTATCGGCAGTGAACAGATCACCAAGATACTCTTGCTTGTATTGCGTCTGAGACCGAACACCCATTTGCTCCGCAAAGCAAAGGGCATCCTTGTGCATCATAACACCGACACGTTGGGCATCGGAGTTAATGGACGGGCAGTTTGAAGAAACATAAACGTCCATTCCATAGATGCTACCGATTTTTCCGGTCTTGATAGCTTCGCCATTACCGATAAACTGTTGTTCAGTAAAACGGTTAATAGCCAACATATCATTAGCGGCAATCGGAGGAATAACCATAAAGCGATTATCCGAAGGAATATCAGCGTTGTCAAGTTTTAGGATCATAGCCCTAATACCTGCATCCGTAATATCCGTAGCGTTTGTGGAGTTACCCGTGTATAGAGTTGTACCATTGCCGCCAATGACAGCTTTTTCGTACAACGCCGCACCAGTACCTCCTACCGTACCACCCTGAAGAGCTTCTGTAAGCGTAAACAGATCGGTATCTACTTGTGTAGCCAAAGCATAACCAGCATCGTCAGTGTAGAACCGACGAAGAGACTGAAGAGCTTGAACTTCCGTGATGTCTTCCATGAGTACAGAATACTCATAGTGTTTGTTAATGCTGACCTGCACTTCACTGTGAGTATCGCCCTGAAGCGTTACTTGAGTGTTTGCAGCTTTAACAGCAGCGGAACCACGAACAGGCTTAGGAATGTGAATAGTATCCCCCTTTTTTCCTGAGTGATTAATTTTAGTGACAAGACCACCAAGCACAAGATTTTTCTTGTACCCAGCAATTACTTCATCGGACCACAACTCAGGTATAAAAGTTGCCCCTGTCGTGATCGTCTGATGACCAGTACCCAAAGCCATAATTAGCTCCTTTCTTTATAAAATTATTTGACTCGACCCTCTGCGTATGCTGCAAGTATTTCATCCTGCAAAGTTTCGTAACGCTCAGGATCATTTGTTTTAAGTCTGATTAGATCAGCCCTACGGTAGATTTTTTTACCGGATGTAGATTCTGAAGAAGTCCTAGATACGCCTTTTCCTGCCTTCATGGCTTGTTCTCGTTCAGCAGCTTTGTTTGCTTCGGCTTCGCTTGTGTTACTAATTAAGGCTCGTTCTTTCCAGTTACCTATAAGTTCCAAAGCGGAGTCTAAGTTATAGTTGTGTGCTGCTACAAATAGCTGCTTACGTATCGGGCTTCCTTGAACCCACTCCTGAAACTTGGAATCTCCTACGATTTCAAGATAATCAGGATGTGCCTCTTTCAGTCGTTGAGTTGTAGCTTGAACATGCTGTGTTTTTTGCTGCTCTTCAAACTGACGGAACTTTGGATGATTTTCAATGGCTTTACTGACGGCTTTGTCAGGATCATCAAAAAAATCTAAATCCTCTTCTGGCTCTTCTGTTCCGTTTTGACTAGTGGTAACTTGTTGTTGAAGAATACCGTCCGTAAGTTTACGAAGCTCGCCTAGTTCTTGTCCCTTCCTTCCAAGTTCTCTTTCCAAGTTTTCGTAGGAAGAAACAATGTCTTCCATCGACTTGTTCTTAAACTTGTCAGGCAAGTCCACTTGCGGTTCTTCCTGAGGTTGTTCCACTTGGGGAGCCTCTTCGATGTTCGCATACTCTGCGCCTTCTTCTAGTTCAACTTCTTGTTCTGCTTCTACAACAACACTATCCATAGTACTAACCTCCGTCCTGTATAAAGATTATGGAGTTAAAATATGTTGGGATTAAAGGTCTAACTCTAATTGATCCAACGCTAGTTTGGTAGTCTCCTCTAAATTAATAAACATATTTAGCATATCTACCTGCCCTTTCCGTAGAAAAAGCGTCTTCTCGTCTTCTATCGTCTGTATGTTTTCTAGTGATTCAGCCATGTCCTCTAACTCTTTTATAAAAATAGTCCAGGCATCGCTATTAAACAAGTCAAGACGTTTTTCAAGAATTTCTCTGTCAGTCATTATCTACCCGTTTCGGCTGCTTTAGCTAAATTAAGAATAGTTTCGGACTGCAAGTGTTCTACTTCTGGCATATTCCTCATTGTTTCTGACTGAACATTCTGTGCATCTATTTTAAGTTTTTCAATACGTGCCATTTTTTCTGCAAGATCAACCTGTACTTTAGCCATAGCGGACTCAGAGTTTTTGTCCTGGGCATCGGACTGTAGCTTGGCTGCGTGGGCCATGTCCTTCATTGCTCCGGCTTTCATTTCCTCAATTTCCATTTGCAGTTTCATAAGCTCAAGCTGTTGTACCATCTGTTGCATTTGTTGTGCCTGAGGGTTTGGCTGTAGGGATTGAGCAATAGCGGCCTTCATTTGATCCCTGTTGGACATTGAGCTATTTTCAAAAATGGACATAAGCAACATAGCATGAGGAGGAGTACCTGGTTGTGTCATTGACATCAACTGGATCATCTGGGTCATCTCCAGTTCCTTGGCCATAATACCCATAGAAGAGTAAGCCTTAAACTTATAGTCTCCTGCCGGATAACGATCAGGAGAAAACTGAATATAACGAAAGGCAGACTTTTCAATTAAGGGAATTAAAAAGTTTTCTTGGAAGTTCATAATAGTACGCTTCTGTCGTTTAATGGAAGCGGCCTGTATCATGGACATTCCAGAAGCAGTAGAGTTCCTAGGGTTTGAGAAGTTACTATTGGCACTATCCATTGCTCCAGTACCCATTTGAACCATACGTTCTAGCTCTGCTGCTTCGGTAAA